CATGGGTTAATGATAACCTTGAGAATATTAAGCAAGACTATGATGTAAGAAAATCTGTTAAAGAATATGAGGAGCTAATCAATGATTTACAAGAAAGAAGAATTTAAAGCTTTCCTAAAGTTAATCAGGGAAGGCCAAGCCTACACCTGGGTTGCTGTTGCTGAAGCTCTAGGCGTTGACCAAGATACTATCACAGCTTGGAAAAATACCGATGAAGGTAGGAAAGCTATAGCTGATGGCATACAGAATGCATTAAAAGAAATGGAGGATGCCGGTAAGAAAGACTGGCGTATGTGGGAATCAAAGTTAAAGATGCTAGGAGTCAACCCCTCAGTCAAAGTGGATAGTAAACATAGTTTGGCCGATCCCGTTGAAGCTGTGCTTCGCAAATTCGGCTTTTTAGGGGAAGAAGATGCTGGAGAAACTAAGGAATCTGAGGGAAAAACATCTCAAAGCGATACATGACATAACCTTTTACCCTTATCAAGAGGTTATATCCGATGAAATACTAAAAGCACTAATACAGAATTTAAGGCTTACTGCCAACGCCACAGAAGAGGACATTAAGAACCTTCGGTTGGTTGAGCTACCTATCGAAATATCTAGGCAAGCAGGAAAAACTACTGCTGTAGTCCTGACCATTGATTTTATAATGGTCTATTTTACCAAGCTATTTAACAGACGTGTAAATATTGGTATTTTTGCACCTCAACACGAACAAGCGAAGACAGACTTCGACAGATTAAAGGAGGCTTTATTTAGAGAGGGTGAATTAGCATTACCCACAGTAAAAGAAGAGAGAGAGTTTAAAGAACAGTCGAATGCCAAAACACTTATCTTACCTAATGGGAATAGCTGTTTTATTTTCCCCGTAACATCTACCTCAAAACCTGAGAGTAAGACATTAGATTTAATTATCTTTGAGGAATCACAGGACTTAGATGACCGCATAGTAAAAGAGCAAATCTGGCCTATGGGTGCTAGTACTAACGCACCAAGAATATATATTGGCACGGCAGGAACTAGAATATGCCACTTTTATCGCCTTGGACAAAGCTCAAGCGGTATAAAACTATACTTTGATGACATAAAAAACCAACGTCGCAAAATATATGAAGAAACCCAAGATGCAAGGCACTTGATATATGAGCAAACTATATCTCAGGAAATAGAATTAAATGGTTTAGAAAGTGATGAAATTCAGCGTCCTTACTTCGGTAAATGGCTAATTGGTACGGGTCAATTCACAACCGCAGAAGAACTAGATGCACTAATAGATCAGAAAAGATCCAGACCGACATGGCAACATACTAAGTATGAATGTTTTGCCGGCATTGACACGGCTAAGCATCCAGACTCAACGGTTGTAACAATAATTAGATATAACTCAGAGACTGGCAAGAAAGACCTGCTGAATTGGTGTGAGCTAAGAGGTGAAAACTACCAAGACCAATTCGATATAATCAAACAATTTCTCGCAAACTATCGAGTAGTAGGCATTGCAATCGACTCCACCGGACAAGGCGATTTTATGCCTGATATGTTTGAACGACACACTGAATGGGCTGACGAAAACTCAGGATTATATAGGGTTAAATTTTCGTCTGTAAGCAAGGATTTAATCTATAAAAACCTCAAGGTCAGCATTAAAGAGTTATTGACGACATTACCGAAACTAGATATGAAACAAGGTGTAAGATTCCGACAGGAAATGCTGGACTTGCAACAGGAATATAAAGGCCAATTATTAAGCGTACATCACCCTGACGATGCAAATGCTCACGATGATTACGCAGACAGTTGGGCATTAGCTGAATGGGCATACGCAAAGCACAACGAGCATAATGTCGCGTCAATCGCACTAGTAACAACAGAGAAAGAACGCAAGGTATATAAAGATGAAGATACGGGACAGACTGAAGATTATTGGCCAGGCCTTGACGAATAATGTTGATTTGCCGAAAGTAGGAAGAACTGTCGAAAATAAAAAAAAGATATTTGATTTGTTGGGAGGCATTGTAGATCTATCTCCTACTAAATTATCAAGCGATAAGACAGTTTCTACAAAAATACTTAACGCCAACAAAGGTTGGGTATACCGGAATAATGATGCCATAGCACAAGAAGTTTCTAAGTTAGAATTTGAACTCTATTCAATGGGCATACAGAACGGAGAAATAGTTTATAACCCAGTTGACTCTCACCCGCTACTAACGCTATTAGATAAACCCAATCCTGAAACTACCAAGAACGATGCACTTTACATTATCCAGTCCCACAAAAAGCTTACAGGCAATGCTTATTGGGTAAAAATCCGCAATGGCAAGCAGGTAGTAGGCCTAAGAACACTTCCACCAGATAAAGTAACACTTGACTTAGAAAACCCCACAGCGGACAGTCCTAGCGCCGTCAGAGCATACATTTATCAAGACACTATCAACGGCAAGTCAGTTAAAGTTACTTACGAGCCAGAAAATATAATCCATTTCAAGAAGCCAGATCCTAACAAAATGTTTGTCGGCGTAGGTGCAGTTGAGGCGCTAGATACAACTATCGATTTAGATAACCTTACTGAACAAGTCCTTATGCAGTATCTAAAGAATGGCGCTATCCATAACTTTGCACTAACAACACCTAATAAAATTAACGATGACCAGCTTAAGCGATTAAAAGCTGAGCTAAGGTCATCTTTGCAAGGAACCAAGAATGCCTTTAACGTGCCGATATTTGGCGGAGACTTAAAGCCGACTGATATTTCTTATTCAAACAAGGAACAGCAACTACTTGACCAGCTCGAATGGTATCGAGACAAAATTATGTATGGGTTTGGCAACACCAAAGCTTCACTTGGGATGATTGATGATGTTAATAGAGCTTCACATGAAGGTTCAATTATCGAATGGCAACGTAACACCATCAAACCGGACATGCAATCTATTGTTAATACATTAAATGAATTCTTAGTCCCTGAGTTTGGTCAAAACCTCGTGCTAGGATTCTGTGATCCAGTTCCTGAAGATCGTAGCGATGACATAGTTGAAGCTAAAGATCTATACACATCAAGAATAATTACTCTAAACGAAGCTCGAGAAACTGTGGGCTATGAAGAAGTAGACGAAGGTGACAAATTCTTGGCACAAAATGCCCCTGTAACTCAAGATACTAATCCAACTAGCGAAGGACAGAACGATGAGTAAAGCTAAAGCCAAAATACCTGCTTCATTAAAGAATATTGATTTAGAGACAGTATTGAGAAGGCGCGGCATATATATGTTGCAAAGGAAAAACAAGGAACTGAAGCAGGCGGCTATACCTCTTGCTAAGAAGATGCTAAAACAAAAAGCAGACAAGCTTGACACCTCCCGAACCCAAGTTTCCACTACTAAGCAAGAACGCCACCATGCTCAGTTCACCGATGAAGTAGTTCTTGATTTCTGGGAGAAACAAATACACATGGTTGAAGTAATTGAAAAGCATTTCGAAAATAAGGTACAACAGTTCATTCAAAAGGTTGCCTCAGGATTTGTCCGCAACCTAGATGACGAAGTTAGCCAAAAAAAGGTACTGGAAAGCGTAAATAAAGATTACTTCAGTGAAAACGAAGATAACTTTGTAGCTCAAGCCCAACTGGATTTTGCCCCGTTACTTGAAAATCTAGCGGTTCTGGCCGGCAATGAAGCCAACAAACTCATTCATTTAGACGAGCCATACATCCCTTTCAATTACAGAAAGCAGATTACTAAGAACGTCGATAAGTTCACTAAGTCAATGCTATCAACCGACAAAGATCATTTAATCAATATTATCAATCACGGTATTGAAGATGGTAAGAGTGTTCCCGAAATCCGAAACATCATTGAAGAAGACTTCAATGTGTATTCTAAAAACCAAGCCCAAAGGATAACCCGAACTGAGGTTATTAGAACATCTAACCAAGCAACCCTCGACGCATATGAACAGTCAGGAGTAGTTGAAGGCAAGCAATGGCTTACTGCTGGGGCAGTAGATGAATGCGCTGAATACGACGGGCAAATCGAATCCCTAGACGGAAACTTCTACAGCGATACTAGCGATTTTGCTGATGGAGATCCGCCACTACATCCTAATTGCCGATGCGTTCTGTTGCCTGTATTGGTAGGTGAGAAGTCTTATGTACCTAAAGAAAACAAGGCTTTGAGAGACAGGATCGTTGAGCTGGAATCAATTGTAGATAAACGCACTAAGGCATATAGAGACTTGAAAAAACAATTCAAAGAAAAAGAAGCCGATGATGCAGTTTACATTAAGGCTTTAGAAAAGCTTATAGATGAATAGACTAGATCGCCTCAAACTACTCAAGGATAAAAAGAAAGCAAAC